GAGTTCGTGCTTAAGAACGCGGCGTTGGCGGTGGGCGGTCTCTGGCAGGCGGAGGACGACGGGGTGTTGAACCCGTCTGGTCTGAAGATATCGCCAGGGACGATCGTGCCGATCGGGATGGGATCGAAGGGGTTGCAGCCGATCGAGGCGCCTGGGCGTTTCGACGTTTCGCAACTGATCTTGTCGGATCTCCGGAACCGCATCCGCCATGCGTTGCTGGTGGATCAGTTGACCGTGGTCCCGGTGCCGCGGATGACGGCGACGGAGGTGCTGGAGCGGTCGGCGAAGCTTGCCCGGGTGCTGGGCTCGGTCTATGCCCGGCTCATTGTCGAGCTTCTCGACCCCTTGGTGCGGCGGGCGTTCTTGAAGCTGCAGCGGCGCGGTGTGTTGCCGCCGATGCCTTCTGTGGATGTGGATTATTTGAACCCGATCACGATCCGGCAGCGGCACGAGAACGCGCAGCGGCTCATGCTCTGGGTCTCGACGGCGCAGGGGATCGGGACCGATGGCGCGATGGTTGTCCGCCAGGAGGAGACGGTCCGCTATCTCGGGGGTCTGTGGCAGGTGCCCGGGATGCTGATGAAGGACGCGGACGAGGTGGCCGCGGAGCGGCAGGCGGAAACGGCGCGGCGTGCGGCCATTGCCATGTCGGCGGCGGCGCCGGCGGAGCAATCGACTCTGGCCGAGCCCGTGCTGGAGCAGTTGCTGGGATGACCGATCCGACGCAGGAGCAGATTGCCATGGCCCGGGTTGCCGCGACCGATCCGGGGCAGGCGGTGATGGAATGGCTGGTGAAATCGATCTTGCACCGGACGGTGCCACCGGAGCATGGTGACCGGGAGTTGTGGCACCACGAGGGACAGCGCAGTTTGGTGCTTAGGCTGTTGGCCATGGCCCAGCGCGGAAAGGGATCATGATGGAGGACGAGTCCGCCGAGGCTATTCCTGAGCTTCTGGTCCCCCTGGATGGGGGCCGGCCGGAGTGGCTGCCCGAGGAGTATTTCGACCGGGATTCCGGGTCTGTCCGCGTGCATTCGATCGTCAAGCGCAACCGCGATGCGCTGGCGTTCAACACCAAGCTCAGCCAGGAGCTGGCTGAGCTTAAGAAGCCGCCGTCGCCGCCGGAGGCCGGGTACAAGGTGTCGGTGCCGGACGTGGCCAAGGACGCCGGCATCGGGGACGATCACCCGCTGATCAAGGGGGTGGTGGAGCGCGCCGGCGAGTATGGCTGGTCGCAGGATCAGCTAGATACCTTTCTTTCTCAGATGATTGCGATCGCGGTTCCGGCGCCGGACGACGTGGCGGCCGCGCTCAGGTCGAGATGGGGCGCGGAGACGCGCGCCACGATCGAGGCCAACAAGCTGTGGGCGAGTCAGTTTACCGACCCCGCGGCCAGGTCGGCGGCGCTGGGGCTGTTGACCATCGCGGACGGGCACGCACTGGTTAAGGCGATCCGCGAGCGGTCGAGGCCGATTGCCACCGTGGGCGGCGGCGCGTCGCCTGCCGATGCCGCTCCGCCCGACACCATCCACACGCTGCAGGCGATGATGCGCGATCCCCGGTACTCGCCGGGGAAGTACTTCGATCCCGCATATCACCGCGAGGTAACAGAGAGATTTCGACGGCTATACGGGGAATAGCCGTTGACTGCCGCCGCGGCTTGTGAGAGCGGTTGATTCGCGGATACCCGTGGCAGGCCCGCGATGCGCCCGGCGCCGGCACCGACACCGGCAGAGGCGACCCCGAAAGGGACTCTCCCTCGACAGACATCAACTGTATGAGGTGAGAAATGTCGACTTCGATAGACAAAGCATTCATCAAGCAGTTTGAGTCCGAGGTCCACATGGCCTACCAGGACCACGGCTTCAAGTTGCGGGAGTTCGTCCGCGTCAAGGCCGGGATTGTCGGTTCCAGCACCACGTTCCAGAAGTCTGGCAAGGGGACGGCAACCTCCAAGTCGCGTCACGGGGTGATCCCCCCGATGAACGCCGACCATACCCCGGTAGAATGTGTGCTGGCGGACTACTATGCCGGCGACTGGGTCGACAAGTTCGACGAACTCAAGACCAACGTCGACGAGCGGATGGTCGTGGCCAAGACCGCGGCCTACGCTATCGGCCGCAAGTCGGACAATCTGATCATAACCGCGCTGGATGCGACGACGAACACCATCTCGGTGAACCGGTCGGCGATCACCCAGACGGTGTTGTCCGACATGATCACCCGACTGGGCGAGAGGGATGTCCCGGTTGACGACGGCCAGCTCGCGGCCGTTGTCTCGTTCTCGGTGTGGGGCAAGCTCCTGACTCTGGACGAGTTCGCCAGCGCGGACTTTGTCGGGGACGATTTGCCGTACGCCAAGGCGGTCGGGGCGAGGAACTGGCTCGGTGCGGTGTGGATGCCGCATACCGGCCTGACGAAGACTGGCAACGATCGGAAGTGCTACATGTTCCACAAGACCGGGGTCGGACTTGCCTCCGGGCAGGACATCGTGGTGGAGACACAGTACTACGCCGATCGTGCGTCCACGTGGGTCCACGCAGCAATGTCCCAGGGCGCGGTGGTCATCGACGGTTCCGCCGTCGAGGAGTTCATCGTTAACGAAGCGGCTTAGGGAGAGTAGTCATGGCTTTTGACGAACGGGGCTTCACGGTCATCGCGGCCGCTGGGAGTGCAACGGCGGGGAGTTCGCACGCCGTGGCGTTGTACTTCACCAACGACACCGCGGCCACGGTCGAGGCTGACGGCTACTTCGACAGCGTCGGCCCCAAACTGGGCGACTTTGCCCTGATCATCTCCGTCTACGACATGGACGGGACGGACGGGGTGAAGATCTACAGCGCCGACGTTAACGCGGCGCAGACGGACGTTGCGCTTACCGCCGGCGTCGGCTACTCCGGTCTTGGATCGGCGCAACAGACGATCGCGGCCGGCGACACCACGCCGTCGTTGGCGGGGTTCCGCAACTTCGCCACGGCGAACACATCCGCAACCACCATCACCGACTTCGACGACACGGTTGCGGGACAGAGTTACCTCGTGCAGCTCGACGCAAACACCACGATCGACTTCACGGGGACAAACCTCAAAGGGAACAACGGCGCCGACCTTACCGGCACTGTGGATACCTTCCTTCTGGTCTCGCCGGTGTCGGCGACCGGGAAGAAGGCTTGTTTCATCTGCGACGGCACCGCGTAGTTGTGTTTGGGCGGGGCGCGGTTCGCCGCGCCCCTGCCCCTGACAGGGGGCACCCGTGACGCACATCCAGATCCCGAACGTCCTCCCTGTCATCCGTTACACGGCCAACGGGACGGACCTGTCGTTCGCCTATCCATTCCCGATCTTCCAGGCCGGGGATCTCGAAGTCTACTTCGGCGAGACCAAGCGGACATACCTGACCGACTACACGGTGTCTGGTGCCGGGCAGACGAACGGCGGCACCGTGACGTTCGGATCGGCGCCGGCGGCGCAGACGGTGGTGACGATCCGCCGCCGCTCCATTGTTGAGCGGATCGCTGATTTCCAGGCGGCCGGCGGCATCTCGTCAACGGCGCTCAACGACGATCTGGACTACTTCGCGGCGATCCTGCAGGAGCACGACGACCAGTTGCGGAACCGCACGGTCTCGTTGACCGTGGCCGAGGCCACCGGCGCGTCGCTGACGATTCCATCGGCGCGCGCCAGCACGCTGCTTGGCTTCGATGGGGCGAAGAACCTCCGGATCTACACCTTGGCCGAGGTGGCGGGCGTATCGGCGATCACGTCGCACAGCGCCCTTTCCAACCTAGGCAACGACGATCACACGCAATATCTGCTGGCGTCCGGCGCCCGAGCCCTGACGGGCGCGCTGAACATGGGCGGGTTCGCAATCGACAGCGTCGGCAACGTCGATGGCGTTGACGTATCGACTCTCTCGTCCAACTACACGGCGCACGCGGCCAACGTCAGCAATCCGCACAGCGTCACCAAGACGCAGGTCGGGCTTGGCGAGGTCGCCAACCTCAAGGTCAAGCTGGATGCGACCGCGGCGCCGGCGGTTACGAACGACGCGGCGTCCGGCTATGCGGTCGGATCGCGCTGGTTCGACATCACCAACGACAAGGAATACGTCTGCCTGGACGCGACCGCCGGGGCGGCGGTGTGGGTCGAAACGACGCAGTCCGGCGGTGCCGGGTCCGGCCTGCCTACGGGCGTCGCCGCGGGTGCCGGGACCAGCGGGGATGCGCTGCTCAAGTTCCAGGCGCAGGGATCGTCCGGCGAGCTGCAGCAATGGAAGAACAACGCCGGCACCGATGTCGGCGGCATCAACACCGACGCCAACGAGCAGGTTCAGATCATCGTCAAGGCGAAGACCGGCGAGCTTGGCGTCGTGCTGACGGCGGACCTTGGGTTGCAGGTCCGGTCGTACTCGTCCGCCCCCGGCACTCCCGGGGCGGACCTGGTGGCGATCTACGCCGACGCGGACGGCCGGCTGAAGGCCAAGGACGACGCGGGCCGCGAGATGTGGCTGTCGGCCGACTACGACCAGGGCAAATCGGTGACGACGACGCCCTATTCGATCCTGGCCACGGACAGGACCATCATATGTTCCGGGTCCGCCGACGTGCTGAACCTGCCCGCGGCGGCCGGCGCCGGCAAGCGGTGGGAGATCAGCAACTACACCGCCGACAACATCGTCATCAACCGCGCCGGCTCCGACACGCTGCGCAAGGGGACCACCACGGGCGCCACGTCCGTTACCGTCGCCGCCGGCAACACCGTGTCGATCCGTGACATCGCCATCGGCTCCGACGAGTTCGACGTGATCGGACAGTACACATGATGCCGCTTGGGGTCGTGGCGGCCGCCGCGGGTCTGCCGGTGGCCGCGATCGCGGCATTCGACTTCAACTCGACCGGCGTCAAGTCGATTACCGTCGCCGGCGAGGTTCGAACCCCGGTCGCGGTCGAATTCTGGTACGGGCGTTGCGCCTCGGCCGGGACCGAGGATGCCGACCTCTACGCCGGCGCGGGCATCTCCGACGAGACCAACGAATACGCCGTGGGCGGCTACAGCCAGGACAACCAGTCCACCACGGTCGAGGAGCGGCACGGCAACACCGTGGCCATGGTGCTGCCCAACGGCATTCTCAGCGCCACCCTGACCGGGTCGGGCGGGTTCAAGGCCGGCGGCTGCGATCTCAATGTCACCGCCGTGACCGGCACCATGCGCGGCGTTGCCATCTTCTATTTCGCCTCGGCGGCCGAGGTCGTGGTTCAGGGCTACACCGGCAACGGCGCGGTCAACGGCATCGGCGCCATCGACTTCACCAGCGCGGTCGGAGCGGTCCGCGCCGTGAGCGGCGTCCTGCTGTCGCATAACTCCGACACGACGGACCGGTGTCTGTCGGTTGGCGGCGGGGTCGGCACCACGAGCGCGGTGACCGGCCAGATCTGCACCATGCTGGAGGCCGACAGCGCCCGCGCCGGGTCCAAGCGCGGGGTGATCTGGCAGACCAGCAAGATCGCGTCAACCTACCTCAACGGCGTTGCCCAGATGGATGTGTCGCTGGATGCCTTCGGCAGCTCCGGGATCGACACCACGGTGAGCAACCATGGCGGCTCGACCCGCTATGTCGGGCTACTGCTGCTGAAGTTCCCGGGCGGCACCGGGGCCTGGGCGGGCGAGATCGCGGCGCCGCCCAGCTCGGGGGACTGGCAGGCGGTTGCTGGCGGCATCGGCTTTGCGCCGGACCTTGCCATTGGCCAGGCGACCCACACCACCGACGCCGCCGGCACCGAGGTGGTGGAGTTCAGCACCGGCGACGAGGCGTCGGTCATGGCGCTGTTCGCGGTCACCGCCTCGGCGGCGCACTGCTGGTCCGAGCGCGCCGGCGACGGCAGCCCGAGTCCCGCCAAGACCATGCTGGCGGCACAGCCGTTGAAGTGGCTCTATGGCGGCGAGGGCGGCAGCGGCACCGCCTACGACGTGACGGGCGCGAGTCTCACGTCCAAGCTCCTGGAGGCGGCCGACGCCTACATCGACACGGCGCAGGCGACGGCGCGGAAGATGGTGGGGATGGCGCTGGGATGAAACTTCTTCATACCATCCTGCTGGTGCTGTTGCCGGGGCTGGCCATGGCCGCCAGCGATGTGCCCGGCACGCCGGGAACGCTGGTTCCGGGCCCGCCGCACGCCGGCGATGTGGTCAATCCGACGCCGCCGGCGGTCACCTGCCTGACGCTGCCGTTCGACACCACCACCAGCGCCGCCGGGAGCGATTCCAACCATCTCTACGATGGCATGGCGCGGGTGGCCGGCGCCACCAACTACATCCACCAGCCGAGCGGGGCGACCGCCGGCGGCGCCTGCTTCTCGTTCACGCTGGCGTCGGCCATGACCGTGGCGTTCGACGTGACCTTGAATTCCAGCGGCTCGGCGAGTTCCAACTCGTTCGCCTGGAACGTCGATCAGGAACCGCCGAACCCGTCATTCCCCGAGAACCGGCACCACGACGAAACCCTGTCGTCAACGTTCGTGACGCAGGTCATGGAGTGGATCGGGTCCGGCACGTCCTCGGCGCCGCAATATCCGGCGCGGACCTTCTCCCTGTCGGCCGGGGCGCACACGCTCTATCTGGCGACCAATCTGGACGATCTCGGGATCAGGATTTCCGCCGTCAAGGTCTACCAGTACGTGCCGCCGGCGGGGAGCACCTATGCGTGCGACAACGCCGACGATGCCGCCGGCATGGAGTCGGCGGTCAACGCGCTTTCCGCCGGGCAGACCCTGACGGTGACCGGCACCAGCACTTGCGACTTCGAGACCACCGTTGACATCACCACGGCCAACGTCACGCTCGACCTTGCCGGCCGCGCCGTCGAGTGGAGCGGGCCGGCCAACACCGATGGCGTGCCGATGCTGGCGATCGACGCCGCCGGGGTGACGGTGAAGAGCGGTTTGTTCAATGGCCAGGACGAGCTTTGCCACGGCATCAACATCCTGGCCGATGGCGATACGGCGACGCTGGACAACGTCACCGTGCAGAACCTGTGGGCGTCGGCCCAGAACGGCGCCGGCGACTGCTACGGCAGCGGCGTCAACCACGGCGTCTACGGGATCGCCGTTTACGGCGCCGAGAACGTGACCATGGCCAACGTCAGTGTCAACAATGTGCGCAGTGTCCAATGGTACGCGGCGCGTGGCGCCAATTTCGAGACGGCGCCGGGGCGGGGCGTGCTGATCTGGGACGGCGCCAGCGGCGAGACCGGCAGCATTTCCGGCTTCCGCGCCGAGGGGCTGAACGTGTCCAACGTCACCGCCGGGCGCGACGGCGACTGCATCTTCTACACCACCGACGCCGCCGGCACCGACGCCTACGCTGGTTTCTATGCCCCGGTGAACACGACGCGCGCCGCTTACTGGGACGGCGGCAGCGTCAGCAATTGTTCCGAGCGCTGGACGAAGATTTCCGCCAGCGAGTTCGACATCCGCAACGTCACCTACACCGACACCATCGACGAGGCCAACTACAACGGCAACGCCGCGTGGCCGGTGGCCGACAGCGGCGTTACGCTCATGTTTCGGGACTGCCGCGGCTGCGACGTGGACAACGTGACCCTCAACGTGCGGGCCTCGCACACGGCGCTGGGGATCGAGCGGGACGCTCTCGACCAGACCTACTCCAACATGGTCATCAAGGGCATTCCGGTGCCTGGCTGCCTCGACAAGGACGCATGCGCCCATTCCCAGCGCCTTGCCG